CTAATCTCTAAATTAGAGAGTTTTAAATCATCAACAAGTTCATTACTCATTTTTAAATTTGTTAAATAAATTAATTTTTATTTTGTTTAACTTACTAAAAAGAAAAAAAAAATAAAAAAATAAACTATTAAAAATTATTTAAAATTTTAATGTTTTAATGTTTTAATGTTTTAATGTTTTAAAATTTTAATGTTTTAATGTTTTAATGTTTTAATGTTTTAATGTTTTAATGTTTTAATATTTAATAATATAATTAAGTGTAATATAAGGGTTCATAACTGAAAAGGCACTTCCACTGCCTGTTGAAGCAGTTGTAAAAGTATGTGTATGACTTCCTGCATTATTAATTGATAAAGCAACTTGTCCAGCATATAAATCAGGTTCATTACCAGAATTAACATCAGCGTTCATTGTATTATTTCCTGAATATGTTGATAATGAAAGACCAGAACCCGTACAATTGGAAGTATGTGTATGGTCTCCGGAAGAATCAGTTGTTCCAGTATGTGTATGTGAAGGTAATTCAGTAGTTGTGAGAGTGACATTTTTAGCACCTCCTGTTTCCCCTAGAGCATCAAAATTACCATCAGCAGAATTTAATCCAACAACCATTTTACCTTTCATATTAGGTAAATTAAAATGTGTTCCATCTACTGAACCATAAATTGTTCCTAGAACAGCAAATAAAGTTGGGTATCCACTTCTTAAAAGAGATGAACCATCACATATTAGCCATCCATCAGGAGATGAACTACCTGCAAAAGCAGTAATTGAACCGGTTGGAACTAATAAAAATGTATTTTGATAGACACCAGTTGAATTAAAATTACCATTAACTTCTAATTTATAAGATGGAGTAGTAATACCAATTCCTACATTTCCACCATCTTTAACAATTAAAGCAGAAGAATTATTATCTTTAAAATTAACAATATCTGCAGTACCAATTTGATTTACTGACAAAGCAACATATGAACCAGTATTTGTTATCACAGAACCTTTGGCTGTATTTATTTCAATTCCTCCAGTAGTTGTACTAAGAGTAATTGAATTTGAACCAGTTAAACCAGTTGAAAGTTCAATTTGTCCATTAATATCAACATTACAAACAGTTGGAGTTGTATTTGAAATATCAGTAATAACATTTAAACCACCACATTTAATAGGTTTATAATTTTCAATTGTTGTGTCTAAATTTGTTAGTCCTGTTGAATCAGTTCCAATAGCAGACCATTCTTTGTTTTCTTCACTCCAAACCCACCCAACATTTTGTAAAGCACCCCGATCACCAATAAATCCAATATCAGAAGTATTATTACCTGTTATACCAGTATTAAGATAAAACACAGGATCTTCTGATGTAAAAACAACTACATTGTGTGTAACAGTATCACCATTAACCGTAAAATTGCCTTGAACTGTTAAATCACCTCCAATTGTTATATCATCTCTAAGATTTATAATAGAACCAGTTGTTCCAATATTAATAGGAATATCCACAAAATGGGTTCCTATATTAATTCCTGAAATATCATCTGTTGTATCAATTTCAATACTTTTACTAACATCTAAATTAAATCCACCATTAGGAGCATATAAATTAAGTGCTGGATCAGTTGAACTAGAACTAGAAAAAGTAAAAGTTCCTTCTCCAGTATGAGATATTCTAGGATCAGTTGAAGGAAAATTTAAACCTAAATTATTATGAATTTCAATTGTTTTGACTCTAATGTCATCTAAAATTTCAGCCATTTTTACTTTTAAATTATTTAATTTTTTTCTATTTATTTTACTAGATATTTAATTTTATTTTTATAACTTTTTTTTATATTTTACATAATTTTATTAAAAAATTTAAAAAAGTAAAAAATAATTAAAAATAATTAAAAATTATCGTTTTAATTAATTTTTTAAATTAAATTTTGAAAAATTATTTTCTTTTTATCAATATAAACAAATAAAATTTAAAAATGAGCGGTGGACTTATGCAATTAGTTGCCTACGGGGCACAAGACATTTACTTAACAGGTAACGCACAAATTACTTTCTTTAAAGTTGTTTATCGTCGCCACACAAACTTTTCAACTGAATCAATTGAACAAACTTTTAACGGATTTGTTGATTTTGGAAGAAAATTAACTGTTACAGTTTCACGTAATGGTGATTTAGTAACAAAAGCTTATTTAAGAGTTGTTTTACCAGCTCTTTCACAAGAACAAAATGAATCTACTTGGGTTGGATATGTCAATTCAGTTGGTAATGCTTTAGTTAAATCAGTTGAAGTTGAAATTGGTGGTCAATCAGTTGATAAGCATTACTCTGAATGGTTAGAAATCTACGGTGAATTAAACTATGATGATTCCCATTTCCGTTCATACAAAAGATTAGTCGGCAAATATGCTAGTGATGTTTCCCTTGAAACAAACGCTCTTACTGAACAAACTTTATATGTTCCTCTTCAATTCTGGTTTTGCCGCAACCCTGGTCTTGCTCTTCCTTTAATTGCCCTTCAATACCACGAAGTTAAACTTAACTTTGAATTTAGATCCCTCAGTGAATTAGTTCGCTCAGACGTTTCCATCACAACACCCCTTGATGTTGATGGAAGCACTGCCTCAATTAAATCAGCTGCTTTATGGTTAGACTACGTTTATCTTGATACTGATGAACGTCGTCGTTTTGCTCAAGTCAGCCACGAATACCTTATTGAACAAGTTCAATTTAATGAACCTGAAGGCATCAATGAAAGAGCAACTACTCTTAACTCACAACTCCAACTTAACCACCCTGTTAAAGAACTTTACTGGGTTGTTAGCCGTAATGCTAACAGAACTGCTAATACCTTAACTGGTAATGATTGGTTTAACTTCTCATCTCTCGCTGGAGGTGATACCTTTGAAACCGCTAAACTCTTATTCAACGGACACGACCGAATGAAAGAAAGAGATGCCCTTTATTACAGAGAAGTTCAACCTTTTGACCACCATTCACGCACACCATCCAAACACATCTACACATACTCATTTGCCCTTAAACCCGAAGAACACCAACCAAGTGGCTCTTGCAATATGAGTCGTCTTGATAATGTTGTTCTCAATCTTACATTTAATGGAACCAATACCGTTGAAAGTGAAATTAGAGTCTTCGCAATGAATTATAATGTACTTAGAGTGATGAGCGGTATGGCTGGGCTTGCTTATAGCAATTAAAGCATCTTTTTATGAGGATTGATGCTTATTAAGTTTTTTAAATTAGTTTTGAATAATTTTATTTTATTATAAAAAGTAAATGTTATATTATTATCTATTATTTAAATTATTTATTGATGATAAAGCTTTTAAAACTTCTAATTCTTCTTTTAATTTTTTAATTTGTTTCTTTTTATTTCCCTTTGAATTATTTCCTTTTAAATTATTTCTTTTTTTAAGTTAATTATATCAAGTTTATTTTTTAATAAATTTAATTTTTGTTTTATGTCTTTTAATTGACTTTCAATAGGTTCTTTTTTTGTTTGTTTTAAGTTTTTTAAATTTAATCTTTCATCTCCATTAGTAATTTTTTTTAGTTGCATTTCTAAATTTTCTTTTAATTCTTCTAATATTTTCATTTCATTTTCAATAGTTTGTTGTAATTGTGTATATAAATATAGACTAATAAAAGTTTCTAAAGATTCAGTAGAATTAAATGGTAGTCCTTGTTGATATATTCCAAAAGTTGCTAATAAATAAGCAATATTTTCATAAATCTTTGCTAAGTCTTTTGTTTCATAAGATCTCATTAAATTATTAAATTTTAAATTATTTATTTTTTTTTCATAAAAACCTTTTTCTAAAATTTTTTTTATCATTTCTAACATTGCAATTTTTTCATCATTATCACTTAATTGTTCTAATTCATTATCAATATAAATTGATATTTCTCTAAAATAAGATTGTAATAAATCTTCAGTTAATTTTTCTTTATTATTTTCAGTTTCAATCCATTTTATCACTTTTTCTAATAATTGAAATTGTTTTTTTGGATCAACATATTTTGTTTTTATGTATCCTAATCTAACATTTGCATTTGATATATTATTATTATTATTATTAAATCCTAATATTTCACCTGTTTCATTATTTATATATCTAGTACCACCTATCTTTTTAATATTTTTAATAGTCTTTTTTAAGTTTTTAACTTTCTTACTTCTTTTAATTCTATTTAATTTTTTTGATTTAGATAGTTTAGTTTGTTTAACCATTTAATAAATTTTTAATAACAAGAATTTATTTAATAACAAGAATTTATTTAATAACAAGAAAAAAATTAAAAACATAATAAAAAGATGGTTTAATCTAAGTTTTTGAAGTCTAAAATAATGCCTTCACTTGATTCAATGTATCCGTTAATTATTAATTTGCTTTTAGGAAGATGGACCTGAGTATGGCATTTCTTGCAAAGAACGACTAAATTTGATTCTCGATTTTTGTCAATACTGCCTATTTTGCCATTTTGGTCAGCATTACACTGAAACTTAATATGATGAACATCTTCACCGTGTCCTTTACAGATTTGACAAACATCAATACGAACATTTGAGTTATATTTTGATGGTTTATTATTTAAGAAAGTCCCCGTAATTTCATTTGTGATTTCATTACGGATTTTAAAGGCTTCTTCTAAGAAATCATCATCTAATCCCATTGCTTTACAAACTTCTAACCCATATGTTGATGGTCCTGAGCCTTCTTTTAATTTACGGTCATAAATAAGTTTATCTTTTGCTTTATCAAAAATAACGCTTAAATGGTAGTTTTTAACATTTTCTAGTTTAACAAGATGTTGGTTATCAGCTAGAAAGTGTAAATGAGTAGCAAAAATAAATTTTGCCTTACTTGCTGATAATTTTTTAATACCAGCTGTTACAATTGCACTAGCACTGACTGTTTCAGTTCCAGAACATAATTCATCACCTAGAACAAGACTTTTCTTTCCTGCGTGTTTAATAATAGATTTCAATTCACTGATTTCTACTTCAAATGTTGATTGACCTTTAAAAATATTATCATTGTTCCAAATCCTAGTAAAAAGATAGTCAAATGGGTAATATTTTAATTCTTTAGCAGCAACAAAGAAACCTGCTTGTGCCATAATCAAATTAATACCAATTGCTTTCATTAAAGAAGATTTACCACTTGCATTAACACCAAATAATAAAATACCATCTAATGTGTCTTTACC